AGGTTCGACTCCTGCTGGCGCAACTATAACAAAACCCGCATGGCTGCTAGACTTTTGCGCAGTCATGCGGGTTTTTGTGTGTTTCTTATGATGCGCATACTAACGCGAACTAACGCATACTAACGGAATCTCGCTTTCCAAAAGTAGTCGAAAAGTAGTCGGACTTTAGCCGTCCACAATGACATCCAGATATTTCACGATTTTTCCGGGAACAGCATCTTTGTCGCGCAGAAAAGCTGCGGCCATATCGGCATAAAAGTTTTGATTGTCTGCACTGTACGACCGAGCGACCGTGCAATAGTCCGAGTACATCATATTCATCGCTGCCCAGAAATCGTTCGGGTCGCAATTGATATTGCGCTGCTTGGCCACGTCCTGCGTCTGCTCCAGCGTCCAGTGACAGCCCTTCGTGCCGTCAGCGTTCTGCATTTTGGACGTCCAGCGCTTCGCGTCCTCTAGGGTGAGGTGTGCCGGATGGGCGGCGTGCTCAACGTGGGCGGTTTCGTGTTTGTCGGCCTTGTGGTGCTCTTCAGCGGGGGCAGACATGGCGTCGAGGCCGCAGATGCTCTCGATCAGCTTGTGGGTGTCGTCGAGATCACAGCGGCAGAACGTCCCCCGCTCCTCGATATCATGAAGCTCCTTGCACATGCGTGCACGCAGATCATCGTAGCACATGGCAGTTACCTCCTTTACAACTTTGTGACAGTCACGGCCAGATTGGTGACCGTAGATTCAGCGCCGCCCAGCACAAAGGACAAGATGGAACTGCCGCAGCTGACATTGCGGACGATAAAGCCCAGCGAGAGGTTTGCCGATTCGGCTGCTGCGGTCGTAGTGGCGGCCGCAGTGGCACCAATCACAGCGACGCCGTCTTTCTGGCCGGTAACGGAGACCGTACCGGCGGCGGTGGGTGCGACGGTGGCCGAGGCGTTGACCAGATAGTAGCCTGGCCCGGTTAGCGTAATGGTGTTGCCGTCCTGATTGATGCACTTGCCGAAACGGCGCACCGTGGTTCCCACGGGGATAATGTTGCCGACCGCGAGCGCGGTAGGCGTGGTATTGGCGGTATAGATAGCAGACCTAGACATAGTCATATCCTCCTTAAAAAATAAGCGGAGCAGCTTTTGCCGCCCCGCGTGTCCTCGCCGATAGGGCGTCAGATGTTAGATGTTGCCACAGCCATTGCAGCCGCAGAAGGGCGACGGCCCTGCGTTGTAAGTGTACCCGTTAGGATACCGCACAACGTTGGTCATCTGGCTCTGAAGTTCCAACTGGTTGATGCGCTGGGCCTGTGCCGCGATGGTCTGCTCAAGCTGGTTCTTCTGCAACTCGGCAAACTTCGCGTCGATGTTGGAGTTGATCGCGCAGGTCTGCTTGTCCATCTGAGCGGCCAGATTGGCCGTTGCCAGCCGGTTGTCGCAGCAGCACTGTGCAAGCTGGCTCTGGATGCTGTTTCCGGTCTGGAGGATGGTGGTGTTGGTACCAGCCTGTGCCAGAGCAACTTCCTTGCCGAGTTGGCCGATGTTGCCCTGCATCTCATAGCCGAGATTACAGATACCGTTGCCGATGTTGGTCAGGCGGTCGTTGATCTGGCCGAACTGCTGGCCAAACAGAATCTCCTGCTGGCTTGCAGCCGTGGCATACTGCCCAAACTCACCCTGCCGGTTGCCCCACAGGCCACCACCGCCCATAAAGACAAACAGGAAGAGGATGATGATCCACCACGCGCCGCCCTGTCCCCAGCCGTCGTTATCGTTGCCACGGGTCACGGCAGCGATATCGCTCAAAGACATGTTATCCATAGTTGATTTCCTTTCTTGTAAATTGTGAATATGTTTCAAGTTGTGCGCACAACTCTCCGACTACGTGATGAAGGGCATGATCTGCTTGGCCATTGCCTCCAGTTGCTGATACTGAGCATCCGACATCTGACCGGACTTCCGCAGCATCTCCACCTGTTGCTTCGGGTCGCCCTTAAAAGAGGCCCGGAACTGCTGGAACTGCTGCAAAATCTGCGCCATGTTGCCCAGAGGGCCGGGAAAACCGGACGGCGCACCGCCGCCCATGAACTGCATCAACGGGTTACCCATCGTTATGCCTCCTTAGTCCGGGTAGATTTTGCGGCAGAGGTGGGCTGTAACTGACTCATCGCTTGAGAGATCGCGGCGTTGATCCGCTCTTCCATCTGCTGCTCGGTCACATAGTTGCAGCCCGGTGCCGGTGTCTGCATAGCTGCCGGGTCGAACTTTGACAGCCGGTAGTACTCCGTGGTCGCGTAGCCCACCGCACTGGCCGTTTTGACCGCGATGACCGCATCGTTTTGCACCATGATCCATCGGGTCTCTCCTGCTTGAGCAACCACCTTGTCTACATCCGCGATGGTCGGAACCATCAAAAACGGGTTTTGCGCCACCTGCGGCTGCTGCATCTGGCCGTATCCGTTGTACGGCTGGCGGTTGTACTGATTCGGCTGTGACCAACCGTCATACATGCCCATATTGCAATCCTCCCTTGCTTTTGTGTCCTAAGTGTATCGCATTGGAAAAAATTAAAAGACAACGAAGGCATAACGAACGCACAACGAAAGACAAAAAAAGAAAAGCACCCACACGGCACAAAGCCGCATGAGTGCTTGGGGTTGAGTTGTTATTTTGTATGCGCCTGCAAAAATTCTTCGACTGCCTGCTTTAATACGGCATTTGGAGTCGTCCCGGCCTCTGCGCACGCTGCCTTAAACTTTTCCGCGTAGTCCTTTTTTACGCGGCAGGCCAAGCTTGTCATATTTTCTTTGTCCCATTTGGCATTGGATGCCTTTTTCTTTTCAGAAATCATAAAAATACCTCCCGTTTCATTTGCCTTAGTATAGCAAAAAACAGCACTGTTTACAATGCCAAATATGCACAAGATGGCACTATAAATATTGTCGAAAATGCCAATTTACATGCACTATAAACAGTGCTATAATATAATCACAGCAAGGGAAACAAAACAATGGAGGAAATAAAAATGGAAACGATGGATTTTTTGAAGGGCGCACTTCTGGTTTGCAAAAAGATGTTTGGTGATGAGTTTGAGAACCTTTCTAATGAAGAAAAGCAGGCGGTCGTTATGAAGGTGCTGAACGACACCTTAAATCAAAACCCGATCCTTATGCAGGCAATGGGCGCAGCAATGCAAAAAGAGTTTTGCGCATAAACAACAAAGCCCCCGATGCTCCAAACGGAACACCGGGGGCTTCCTGTCAGTTACGGTTCGCCAACGTGCATAGGGATATAAAAAGGAATAAACCGTTTCCAGCTATGGCAATGTCTAGGCCAAAACCGAACAAGATACCAATCGCCAAACAGGTGGAAAGTTGTATAGTATTTTGCAATTCTTGCAAGCCGTTCTTTTTTTGTTTTAACCATTTTGCAGCCCCATATAATGGCACGCACTGTGTGGATTTTTTGACGCCAAAACGGTGAAATCTAAAATCAAGAGCGGAACCGCCCACAGGAAGTGCCGCTCTCTACAAAGGCCGTAGCCTTTCAAATATCCGCCCTAATGCGCTTCTTCGAGAGGCCGGGAGGATTTGTTGATATAATTATACTACAAATCGTGCAAAAAGAAAAGCCAGCGGGTAAACGTTCTTCCGCTGGCTCTCTGTACACATTTTCTCCGAAGTGTGTGTACGTTACTTCGGACACTATAAGTAGTGTATCACACATCCAGCATTTTGTCAATAATTTTTAGCCTATTGCCGATTGATGTCCGGCAATATGGCACACGCGCTGCAATATCAACTTGGCATAGCTGGTCAACGTACCGCAACCGGGCGATTTCCCGGTCATACCTCCCAAGCGGCGCACGTTTTATCACAGCTTTTATCTGTTCTGCATTAAGCCCTTGCAACGCTGGCGGAAAGATTACACGAGCCGCCGCCACAGGAAGCACCGAGCCAGAAGGGCTGCGGCAACTGTCCGGCGTTGCGTACCATCACGGGGACGTTACCGAGATGGTCAATTTCGCCGCATCTCTTGATTTCACAAAATCGTTTCTGCTCGTATGTAGTGCTTGCCATGATATCCTCCTTACAGTGTAATTTCCTCAGCGTCCGCCTTGTCTTCTGCATCACGCCGGAGACAAGGCCGCTTTCCTTGACCTTGCCCCAGTCGATGCGGCCCTGCCAGCGGGAAACGTCCATGATGTGCTTAGCCATCCTGCGCCTCCTTGTCCAGCGCAGCTTGTACGCGGGCCCGCCAGCGGGCAGGGACATCCTCAATGGTAAAAGCGCCGTCAAACTGATGCAGCTTGATTTGAGTTACATAAAACTGGATCATCCGTTATACCTCCTGTGCAGCCAGCAAGTCCAGCATGGCCGCTTCCAATGCAGCAATACGCTCGGCGGTGGAGGGGAGCTTGTCCTGCTGTTCAGCTTTTTCGCGGGCTTTAGCCTGTGCGGCCAGTTCCTCAGCAGTGTACAAGTGGTACACCCGCACCTGCTTTTCTTCGTCCCAGGCGTCTTTTGCTTCCACGCCGGGCACGTCCACCACCTTCTGCACGTCTTTGCCGCCGTTTGGGTACTCGGAAAGGGTCTCGTAGTGGCTGACCTCCTCCACGCCCGCCACAGCATCGTGGTGGATGGTCTGTGTCTTGTCTTCCAGCCAGCCCAAAGACAGGTCGGGGTTTTCCATAGGGTTGCCGTTGATGTCAATGATTTTCACGATTATATGCTCCTTTCGTTAGGCGATGCGCTTCCAGATGTAAGCGGTCAGGTAGGGCGGCATGTTGTTGTGGGCAGTAGAACCACCGGCGTACCCAGATGCAAGCCGATTTTGTACGTCATCACCCCAATACGTTCCTCCATAAAACTTCTTGAAATTCACGCCAGTGCGGCTTCCGTTCTCCCAGCCAAAACAGTACAGATTATCGATATCGATACCCTCATGTCTATGAGCTGGCATCTCAGCAACAGTCAATGCGTGTCCTGCCTCGCCGCCCGTTTTCCCCGCTGCGTAAGTATCGCCAGCGGCCAGAATAAACTTATCCTTAATACGTTCCCATGTGCCTCCCAGAAAGCTCGCAGGGCTGGTCGAGCTGGTACTCTGATAGATGCAACCTACCGGGTAAAGCTTGTTCACCAGTGCCGACCACTTGATTTTCTGGGTGTTCGTACCTTGTAAAATCAGATAGTCGTTTGCACTAGGTGCAGATGCAGTTGGCAGACTTGTAATAGGAATATTTGCCATTAAATTATCCTCCAATCTTTCTATTCGCGGTCAGGGCCTTGCTGTCTGCGGTGACAAGCACAGAACCATCCGATGCCGTCAGCACGACCAGCAGTTCGCCCGTCATGAGCTGCTGAGTCAGCGTGTCCAGATCTTCTTTTGACGCTGTTTTCTCGTCCATCTCGGAGAGAGCATCACTGACAGCACTGAGCACTTCTGCGATTTTTCCTTGACAAGCAGACAACGAGCGTTTCAGCTGTTCCAGCGAGGGGAGTTTTGTACTTGCCATGTGCTGCTCCTTCCGTTAAGACCCGAACACCTCGGTCAGCATGGCATCAACCTCGGTATCGGTCGCAAGCACCATGCCGTTCAGCTTTGCATAATCTTCCTTGGACATCAGGCCGTTTGCGGTGGTCGATGCAAGGCCATAGGTCGTGTTGGTGCCGGGGATGCCCAGGCCGGTGATGTCCTCTTTGGTGACCTTGGTCACGGCGATGACGTGGCCCAGTGCGTCCACGGTGATCTTATACAGACCGCTCGTTGCTGCGGTATGAGACGGGTGAACGTACTTGTTTGCACCCTCTGCGATTCCGGCAAGCTTGGTCTTTTCTGCGGTGGTGTAGTCGTTGGTAGACAGACCCTTGCCTGCCACCTTATCCACCTTGCCGGACAGGTCCACGGTAGTGTCGTCCAGCAGTTCCATGGTGTAGCTGTCGCCGTCACCCTTGATCTTAGCGTAGATGTCATAATGCTTGGTGGTGGTGTTCATCACCAGATACAGGATGTTCTCCTGTGCGGCATCGACTTTCGGCACTGCATCGACCTTCTGGAAGGATGCGTGGCCGGATTTGGAAATGGCGGTGTTAATAGCAGCCACCACCTGTGCGCTGGTCTGGAAGGTGCTGTCGTTGGCCAGCTGGCTGGTCTTGGTGGGAACCGTGATGTTGACGCTCTTATCGGATGCAATGGTCTGGGCGGTGCCGTTCACCTTGATGCTCTCGATCTTGTTGGCCTGTGCGCCGACCCTTTCCAGCGCGTCCAAGCGGGTCGCGAGAGCGTTGGCTTTCTGATTTTCCTTCTGAGCGAGCTTCTGGAGGTGGCCCAGTTTCGTAATGTGGTTGATGTCGTAGTCTGCCATAATGTTTCCTCTCAATCGTCAAATATTTCGTCCAGCATTGCATCGACCTCTTCATCGGTGGCAATGTGGAGTGATTCGTGTACTTCCTTGACAAACGCTTCCCATGCCGGGGTACCCGGTTCCGGAAGGGTGCCGTCTTCGGTGCCAGAATTTGGGCCGACCCGGTAACGCAGGTCGGTGCTGGTCACGGTCTTTGTGCCGTCGCTGCCCTCAAAAGTGATGCACCCATTGCCGGGCTGTGCGGTCACGCTGGCGGGCACGTCCACATAGCCGTCCGTCACCAGCGAGGATGCCGGGTCCTTGCCGCCAGGCACATGCCAAAATGCCCGGATGGTCAGCCCTTCCCACTCGCCGGTTGCTGCGACGGCAAGGCGGTACACGCCCCGGTTTTTGGTGTAGCCAAAGCGCACCAGCTGCTCATAGCCCGGCACTTTAACAACGCCATTGGATGCGAGAGATACGCTTAGCACAATCATAGGGTTTGCTCCTTACTCCTTGCCCTGCATCTGATTGAGGACGTGATCGGCGTGGATGGCGGCAGACGTGAAAGAGTTGTTCTCCCACCACGCCACGAGGGAAGCGACGACGGTGATGCCGGTGGTGATGATCTGCTCCAGCTGCTCCGACTCGATGGGGAGCGGGGAGTGGCCGGTTGCGCTCAAAATCTGATTGGTCAGTGCCAGCGCAAGGACGGCGGTGCGGGCGATGGTTCCAGCGGAAATCGTGTTGTTGGTCATGGTATCAGTTCCTTTCCTTTTCTTCGAGGTCGGCAATTCGGTGATCGGCGACCTTCATCTTCTCTTCCAGCACGGGAATGCGCTGGGCGAAATTGTTGTGTGCCCGGACTTCCCTGGTCAGTTCTTCCAGCTTGGTTTCGGTCACGGCTTGGCTTTTGCTGTTGGCAATCAGAACGCCGATCAGCGTGATTGCACCGGTAATGAGGGCGGCTACGATACTCTCCATTCGGCTTACCCCTCCCGGAGCCTGTCCAGCCCCTTTTTCGCAATAATGGCGGCGTAGTCCTTGTAAGCGTGGGAAAGGTCTGCGTTGCCCGTGATGCCCGGCACACTGGCGGTGCTGGTATACTGCCACATGCCAAAAGAAAAGTCTGTTTTGGGCTTGTCTTCCGGCTTTGTCTTGGTCTTGTCCTTTGGATATCGCGCAAGCCACACATCGTACTTTTTCAGCGCAGCGCCGCCCATATACAGCCGAGTCTTGCCGAATTTGAGACCGGTGTACAGCAGAGCGTAGAAGCCCCACTGCTCGATGGTCGCCAGCGCATACGCGGTCAGGTCGGTCAACGCCTGCTTGCCAAGCTTGCGGAGCTTGTTGTCCTCCACATCCACGCAGATCGGCAGCTCGAAGGTTTTCCCGGTCAGCGCAGTCTTGAGCAGGGCAAGCTCTGCGTCGGCACTGGTATGCGAGACGGCATAGGTGTAATAGTACACGCCAACCGGCAAGCCGACACGCTTGCACTCGGCATAGTTGCGCTCAAACGTCGGGTCGATGTACAGCCCGTCCTTGCGCTTGCTCAGCTTGCTGTTGGTGGATACCGTCTTGAGCATCACGCCGGAGATAAGGCCGCTTGCCTTGACCTTGCCCCAGTCGATGCGGCCCTGCCAGCGGGAAACATCCAAAATAGTTTTTGCCATCATGTCACGGCCTTTCTGTTAGTGGGATAAAGCCCTATTTAGTTAATTTTTAGTTCTAGCGCAGGTTCAACATTTTCACTTCCTTTTGCAATCCACGCTGTTAATATTTCTTTGCTTCTATCAATAGCTATAAATGTGGATTTATAGCCTGTTGATTCAGCACCGTCCCAGTCGCATACATAACTTGTCAGTCCATCTTCGATATAATACAGCTCTTCGTGCGAATGTCCGTGTAATAAGCATAATAAATCGTTTTCACATTGGCTGAAATCATATTGATGAGCAATTCCGTCTGTGTCTGTATAAGTACCTTTACGCTTGTTTTTTCTGTTTTTCAAAACGTTAAATAACGCACTAAAAATTGGCTCCTCATAAGACTCCATTTTCCACGTTTGCTTTGTTCCATCTCTATGTATATTGTTATCAGTCAATGGTTGGTGATTTAGGAAAATAATATCATACCCATCATTTTTGGATAATTCTTTTATGAACCATGTAGCAACGACTGTTGGAACGCTTACCATTGGTACCCCTGAATTTGGTGCATAGTAAGGGTCAAAAATAATATATTTCACGTTATGCAAATTATCCTTCACTGTATAACAGCATCTTTTTGATTTTGCAATATATCTTGCTTTTTTAGAAGTAAAAATCCTACGTAAAAAATATTCTGTTGTGCTTGTTCCATCCCATTTATCGTGATTACCACACACACCAATATAGTTTTTTATGTATCTAATATTATTATATATTGTATCAAATTTTAAGTCATCCCAATGTTCGGTAACATCATCACCTAGGTTTATATTAGCTATTTTCATTCCATCTGTATCAATGTTGTTTACATATCTTTGCGGATGTTGAGGTGACCATCTATGACTATCGGTGCATACAAAAATTGGAATGATGTCAGGATTTTTTTTGCATACATTTAACAACATATGATACGCTTCATCAATGATTGTTTCTCGGTCACTCTCCCACCCTTTTACTCGCGGCAAAATCGCTCCGTTATGTGTGAAATTTCGATATGAAATCGAGCTGTCAAAAATAACTCCTGCTGTTTTTAGACAATTAGTGTGGCATGATATTCTCAAATATTTTGCATTAGTTGGAATCACAAATTCTGTAAATCCTGCTTTATATTCTATTCCCTGCAAAAAATTATAAGATTCATCGTATAAGGCATTGCTTTCAGAATCTTCTTGACACTCAATTACAAATTTTTTATGACCGGTTAAATCGATGTAGTCTGATGATGAATAGGCGTCGGAGCTTCGTTCAGTTCCGTCCGCATTGTTGATATACGTATATGGAATTTCGTCAAGCAGAAATTTTCCGTTGTCAGCGATTTTTAGCTTTTCTTTGTTGCTATTTATTGTTTGCATTGGAAGGACAAAGAACCGAACATTTTTCGCGATTTCTCGTTCATTGGAGATTTTCAAGTCTCTATAACCATCAGGAATATCAATGTAATTTATCCCATTTTTTAACACGAAATTTTTATATTTGGTAGCGTCGGCAGAATACATAGCGTTATATTTTGAATCAACCGGGCTGTAAACAATAATTTTGTCACCCGCAATCACCGGGATACTTAACAGGTCCCAACCATCATAACCTAAAATAGTACAATCATCTTTAATATATAAATTTTTATCGATTTTAGGATTGGTCAGATATGCTTGCTGACAAACCGCCTCTCCCACCTTCGCCGCATCCGCCGCCTTGCCGGAGATGGAGAGGGTTGGGTCGATCATGTTCTTGAGCTCTTCCCAGGTCTGGATCGCCGAGGTCCAGTCCGCATTGGTGATCTGAGTGATATAGAAGAAGCTCTCCACCGACGTTCCGCCGGTATAATTGTCATTGCGGCAGTTGCAATCAATGGGCCAGCCATGGAGCATATAGCCATTGCTGCCGGTCACGCAGAGCACGACGCTGACATGGCCGGGAACGCGGAGAGCCTGACGTGCGATCTCGCAGGTGACGACGTTGCCGGATACTGAGCAGGCCGCCCGCTTGCCAGCGCCGTCGTTGATGGTATCATACCAGCCCTCATTCTGAGGGCCGAATCCTCGGTACATGATGCTGTACGTTGCACCAGATGGCGCAGCGTATGCCTTGCCGTCCTTGTACAGAACGGCCTTGAAGAAGCGGCTCTGCGCGTCGTTCTCCACAACGTCCAGACGCTGCGGAAGACCGGGGTTGTCAAAATCAATTTTGATCTCTCGCATCATTGTCCTCCTTGCTCAAAATAAAATCGCCTGATTCGGAAAGCAGATAGTCCGTCACATTTCCGTCCGGAAGTGTGTCAGAGTATGCGGCCCCATCGGGCAGGGTGGTCAGTGCGTAAGTCGGGTTGATAACGCCCGCCGATGTGATCCGGCGCGTGTCAGGCCGGAACGTGATAAGATACATAGACTCCTCCATCACAAAAAGCCCATCACAACATACGGGATGCAGCATTTTTTGTTTTTGTTCATCGTCACGCCAACCGGGATATTATTTATTTTTTTGGATTCCAGCCATCCACCGGGTCCAAACTGGACGCCGGTTTTGCTGACCGAAAATTCCCGGATGCGCGGATAGTCCCAGGTGTACGTTGCGCGGACACTTTTTCCGTTGACCGGCGCGATTGCCCATTGGATGCTGTTGTTGTCAATGACGCTGCTGTCAAAAATACTGCCCAGGTTGTCGATGAAGCCAACGGCAACGACCGCATAGCTTGCCAGATCCATCGGGACAAAAACATTGCCGTCCAGACCACCTGACGCATTGGCGGAGTTGTCCCAGATGACGCTGGAATTTCGCACCCCGCGAAATTCCAGGCCGTCCGGGTTGATGATATACGAGTGATCGCCGACACCGAAATTGATGCTTCCCGTGTCGCTCTCCTCGATATAATCGGTGGCCACGCGGCTTGCATCCACCGCCCGGTCGTTGGTGGTGGTCACGCGGCTGCGCTCCCGGATGGTCGTGCGGGCCAGGCGCTCTTTGGCGTCGCCCACTTGTAAGGAGTCATAGCGTTCCAGCAGTGCATTGTAATCCGTCTTGGTGATCCGCGCCGTGGCGCTCACGCCCAAACGCAGATACCGCACCTCGACCGTATCACCGCGCAGGATGATCCCGCTCTGGCCGGAGCCAGTGTACTCCACGCACTTTTCCAGCTGCACATAAGAGACCGTCAGGCTGACGCTGATCTTGCCGATCTCATTTTTCTGGATGAACTCGTCGGCCGTCTTTTTCATGCTGGCGTCCGAAGGCGCTTTCTGGTAGTAGCTGGTGAGGTCGAGCGGGTAGATCTTCCGGTATCCGGTGATGCTGGAAGCCGCGATGGGCTCCAGGTCATAATACTTGCTCTTCTCGGAGTTCATCCAGAAGGGATAGACGTGGGTGTAGACGTCCTCGATATTTTTTTCCTGGTTGACGTCCAGCAGGTTCAGGCCGTATGCGATTTTGACTCCGCGGTCAACGGTTTCTTTTTTGCGCAGCACACAGCTCAGGCCGTCGAACGTCCAGACGCCATCATAGGCCGAGGCAAGGTTGTCGCTGTTTCTGGACAGCAGCGCCGCACGGACGGTCATCGGCTTCGAGACCGAAAACGTGCCCGCAGTATCGTAACTGGCCGAAATGTCGAACGGGCAGTCTCCTACGATCCCAGCCTTGAGTTTTGTGATGGCCTCGCTCAGCGACGCAGCCGTGAAAGGCTTGACGATGCAGTTGTTGAGGTCATACGAGATGTGATGCGCATAGGCCTGGATCTTGCCGTCGATGGGCCGCGTCATCCGGTAGATGCGGAACAGCTGCCGGTTTTCGTACCGGGACGGGGCCGCGCTGATGAGCCTGCGTTCGGCCAGCAGCTCCGCATGGAGACCGGTCATCGGATAGATGAGGGTCAGGTCATACGCACCGTTCTCTTCGCAGCTGACGGTGCAGCTTAGAGCGTCTTTCAGCGCGCCCAGACCGTAATTGCCGATGGAGGTTACATCGGCCTCGTGTAAGATCGGCGTCATAATGTCCACCACCTTGGAGTCAGGGTCACGCCGGTCACGCCGCCGCTCCAGCTGATCGTATTTTCGCCCGGCCGCAGCGTGGGCCAGGTGCCGCCGACAAGTGCGTTTGCATTGGTGCCGCCGGTGACGTAGGCGTCCCAGTTTTCGCAGTCGGCATAGAGTACCCGATCTGCCGGGGGCATGGCGGCAAATTCCACGCCGTTGACGACGACTCGTCCCTCTGCGCCGTTTCCGGTGATCTCCAGATAGGGGAGTGCCACCTGATCCAGCGGATTGAGAAGGGCCTGTCCATTTTCCAGCGCCACAGCCTGATAGCCGGACACGAGAAAGTGGCGCGGATCACAGTCAAAATCAACCGACAGCCGGCCGTACTTGTTGAGGATGTTTGTGATGCTGCCCGGCTTGGCCGTGGCGAAATAAAAAAACGACGGGTCGTATCCATCGGAGAGCTGATGTGCTCCCGGCGTTCCGACCAGCCATTTCTTGACGGTGCGGGCGTCTTCCGCCGTCGGGTTTTTGCCGTGGAAATACAGTTGATACGTCACGGTGATATTGTCGTAATAGCCCAGGTCAGCATGGAGCTTTCCGTTTCGGCCCGGCACCTCATACTCCTCGTATTTGGCTTCCGGGACTGGGATCTCCGGCTTGTGCTCGATGTGGCAAAAATACTCGTCCGAGCTGTGGCCGTTAAAATACAGGTACTTCTCCATTGGCGGAGGCCTCCGAATTGATCATCATTTGCAGCTTGTTGATGGTGTACTGGGCAATCTCCTCAGCGTCCTGCCCTTCCTGCGGGTAGATGCTGATGCTGACGCCGCCCATGCTGATGCGCCGGGTGTTGTAAGCCGTGGTGAGCGCAGAGCTGGCCCGGCCCACGTCATAGGTGAGCTGGGTTTCCATCTGGCCGCTCAGCCCGCGCACTGCGTCGCGCAGCACATAGGCATTATCGGTGATCCCTTTTGCCATGCCTTTGACCATGTCCGGCATCCACTGCTCATATTCCCGCAGCGGGCCAACGTCCGGACGGGAGAAATGAATGTACTCCGCTATTTTTTTTGCAAGGTTCGCGGCTGCTGTGGCCAGTTTTCCAGCATTTTGTTTCATGCCGTTTGCCATGCCTTTTACAACATCCGCGCCCCAGTTGTTTGACTCAGTTGCCAAGCCGGAAAGGCTTGTCCCCAAAAGATTTCCGATCACAGAAAGCGCAGCACCGGCAATACCACCATATACATTTCCGCTGTTCTGGACTCCAGTGGCAAACCCCATTACTCCGCCCGTAATCAGTCCGACAATGTCGATGTTGTCAAAAAAGCTGTCGCTTGCGCGGTAGCCCTTCGACAAGTCCGAAAACCAGCTTCCGAGCGGGCTTTTGCTCAGATTGGAAGCCGCCTGTTCCAGACCGCCCAGTTTTGTATCGAGGTCGAGGATAAACTGCGAGAAGCTGCCCACCGTACCCTGAACGCCCTTGATTTCGGTCTTCAGGCCGTTTGTCTTTTCCTGCACGTCGGTCACAATGCCGTTGACATAAGTTGTCGTGCGAGTGACTGCCTGGGCGACGCCGTCCACAATGGCTGTATACGAGTCCGTCACCACATCGGTCGTAGAGACAACGTTCTCTTTGACCTCGCCGGTCGTCTGGTCAATGACCTGCTCGATCTTTTTGGTGGTCTGGGTCGTCCGGTCCAGAGCGCCGACAACGCCGTCCACACCATAGATCTTCTCCGACTTCGAGGCAACCGCGGTCTTTCCGGCAGTTGTGACGTTTTCAACGGTCGTCTTGCTGCTCTGCTCCACGCCGTCCAGCAGGGTGACGACCTGTTTGTAGTTTTTCTGGATGCCGTCTACCATCTCGGTCCATGTCCGGGTGACGGTCTGGGCGGTTTCCTCCGTCGTGCCTTTGAGCTGCTTGGTTGTTCCGTCGTAGACGTTGTAAGTGTTATCGGCGGTTTCCGTCACCTGCTTGATAGCCCCGACGATGTTGCCGGTGCCCTCCAACAGCTGTGTGTTGGTTTCGGTCACGCTGTTGGCGAGCTTCTTTTGGTCGGCAGCGGCCTTTTTGGTTTTTTGGGTCGTGCTCCCGGTCGGCGTATCACTTCCGCTGCTTGTCGGGGGCGTTACGGTCGGATGCAGCCGGTCGTATTGCTTTTGGTTTGAGATACCTTTTCCTGCCAAGGCTTCCTGCCTTCGGCGGTTTTTGTTTTTCTGGCTGTCCGTCTGTGAGCGGTAGTCCTCGTAGCTGTCATACCCTGCATAGGCGTCCTTGCCCAGCGCCTTGTTGAGCTTGTAGCTCCACTGATCGAGGACACTGATCGCATTTTGGGCAATGGTAGACAGTCCATCGCCCAAAGCAGACATCTCGCTGATTACGCCTGAAATCAGCGGATTCAGCGACGCGATCTCCTTCGCCAGACCGACCCAGCCGTCCGTTTTGTATGCTTCAGCCGCCGCAACGGTCATATCATTGAGGTTGCCAACGACCATTTTAATGCCGTCGGTCAAATCAGCAGTCATAAGGCCCGCCAGCTGAGTGGCGTTATCCGTCAGCGTGGACATCTGGCCGTTGAGCGTCTCGCTCTGGGTGGACATGGAGTTGTAGTACCGTCCGCCCTCATCTGAGGCCTTTTCCAGTGCAGCGGTCAGCACGTCATAGGTGACGGTCATTTTCTGCACTTCGGCGGTCGATTTGCCGGTGTAGTCAGCCAAAATGCCATAGACATCAATGCCCGCATAGGCAAATTGCTTGATGTCTGCTGCCGTGGCCTTTCCGGCATTTTTGATCTGTTGGAGGTTCTGGGCCATCCGGCTCAGCTCCTCGTTGCCGCCGCCGGTTGCAGAGACCGCATCGCCCAGCGCAAGGATGACCTTGCGGGAAGAATCTGCATCAACGCCGGTCGAGATCAGCAGCTCGTTGGCCTTGACAAGGCCCGCCGTGTCGAAGGGGGTCCGGGCCGCGTCCTGCTTGATCTGCTCCAGTGCGTTTTCCGCAGCGGATGCGCTGCCGAGCATGTTGGTCAGTGCCGTTTGATACTGCTCCAGCTGGGCGTTATAGCTGACGCCCGCCTCAACGACCTTTTTGCCTGCCGACAGCAGAGTGCTGCCGATGGCCGCATAGGCTTTTGCGGCCAACGTGCCCGCTGTCACAGAGGCAGCAAGGTCGTCGCCGGACGTTCTTGTCTGGTCCGAAAATTCGCCCAGACCGTTTTCCGCGTCAGACAAGCGACTTTTGAGGGTTGCCAGTTCTGCGCTGGTCTTGTTGATCGCAGTGCGGAATCCGGATGCTTCTTTGCTGGCGTCGCCCCATTTGGTGACTGCTTTTTGAAGCATCGTGTTTTGCGCTGAAAGGGCAGATTCCTGATTCTGGATCTGCTTTTTCAGCACAGAGGCAATGGAGGAGGCCTTTTGCTGTGCGGTGGCGTTTTTTCCAAGCTGTGCAGTGACAAGATTCAGCTCAGAGGAATACTCCTTCTGCTGCTGGATGATGTTTTGCATCTGTTTGCGGTATTCGCTTTCGCCCTCAACGCTGATTTTTGGGCCAATGTCCGTTTTTGCCAAGCGCTACCACCTCCTCATCGTATCGCCGCCAGCGTATCGAGGTCGGCATAGACTTTCTGGTCTGCACCGTTCTCGATCTGCATACACGCCATATAATCCAGCATTCGGCCAAGCGGGCAGGCCAGAACTTCGCGCTCTGTCATTCCGAGCTTTCGGCCGTAATACAGATACCATGTGGTATTCAGCCGGATCACATGGCGGTTTCGCCGTTTTTTGGGTTGTTATCCGGTGCGACCTCCACATCGCGGGAGGACCCGCCGCTCAGAGCCCTGGCAACGTCGCGCCAGATCCCGACAATCTCAGCGCCGGACAAAATCGCCTGAAGAACATCATCTGCCGGAAGGTCTGCGGTATTTTCCGGCTTTTCGCCAGAAAACGAAGCGTTTGCGGCAAGATACGCCTTGCCAGCTTCCACCAGCGGGCGAAGCACGGTCAGGATCACACGCATCATTTCGGCCAGTTCCTGCTTGTCGGCGTGAGCAGTGACGCTCTCCACGACCGCGTTGACATTGCCGAACGCTTTTTCCAGCACATCCGCCGCCCCGATGGTCAGGCAGAGCGGAAATTTCTTGCCCTTAATATTCGTCCACACAACATACTTGTCGTTCATTCGTTATTCGCCTCCCAGAGCTTTCTTGATGAAGGCCACTGCCTCGCTTTCGGTCGCGAACAGGGGCTTCGGGATGATCTTCCAGCGGTTCTTCGCGCTGTCGTCCCGCAGGATGGTGAAGTCGATGTCCTGGGTCTGCCAGTCGATCTGATCTTCCTGCGTGGTAGCGTCGTCACCGGGCACCTTGCAGCGGCATTTTGCCAGGACCATGGCGCCCCAGTAGCTCTTGCCGTCCCGCTGGACCTTTTTCACGGCACCGATGCCGATGTAGGGCGGTTCCATCTCCGCACCATACTCCAGAGTCTCAACGCTGTTGCTGCCGTCCACCTGCACCGGGTTGCCCGCTTTCAGGCCCATGAGGAAGGCTTCGTCGTCCGGGGTCAGGCCGTCAATGGTCATGGTGCCGGAACCGTCCGTGAAGGCGGAGCCGGTCTCGGTCTCGGCCAGCCGGTCGTCGGCGTAGAAGTTGTTATCGTCGCTGGTCGAGATATCGGTGCTCATACTCACCGAGCGGCCCAGCTTGCGGACGCCGGTGTAAGTGACGTTCCCGCCGTCGGCTGCATACAGCGCGACGTGAATGTTGGAAAAACCGGTCGTTACAATGCTTTTCGGATTCTCAGGCATGTTTTTTCCTCCAAATAAAAAAAGAAGAAGGTGTCCACGGTGGACACCTTCTTTGGGTTTATTTCTTTGTGATGGCTTCGATTTGCTTTTGGATTACCACTTCCATGGTTTTTTGCGCATTTTTCCGGCAGGCGTTGACAGCCGGGGCGATAAAAGGCGTTTTGTCGCGCACACTGCTCCCACTTTCAACGCTGCGGGCAATGAGCGCGTTCGGCTGGCCGTTCGGATAGGTCTTTGTCTGGACTTCGTTGTAGCCCTCAAAACCGATCTTGACGTTCCAGGCACCGTTTTCGTGGCGCATGTTGGTGATGCCGAAGCCCTCTTGCAAGCCTTTTTTCTGTGCCTCAGAAATTCCATGCAGTTTTTCTCCCGCATCTCTGGATTCCTGCGACAAATAGAAATACGACTGTTTTGCCGGTGGTGCCTGGACCGGAAGCGCGTCGATGGACTGTTTGATCGCATCGGCCACGACTTTTGCGCCCTCATAGACCGCGTGTTTGCAGATGCTGTTCGTCTCGTTGGTCAGCTTTTCCAGCTGGGCAAGATAGTCGTTGGCTTTTTTGGAGGTGATCTTAGCCACAACCGGCCACCTCCCAGCTCCACTCGTAGTGCCAAATGCCCCGGTCGGCCTCGAACTGGATGCTGTTCAGCCGCCAGGCGATGGAATCGAACGAGTCGAACGACTGCTCCAGCGCCTCGCGCCAGGGGTCGAATTCGTTCTGGGTGAAAAGGTCGGTCGTGCCGGTGACGCAGCCCTCGACGTGCTTGCCTTCCGCCTCAAAATCGGAGGCTCCGTCTTCCTGCCAGACGAAATACCGCTTGGATTTCATCCGCCCGCCATGGCTCACCTGGTCGGTGACGGCGGTATGGGCTGCAATGATGCACTCGCTCCACGTCATTTGACATCCTCCTTCAGGCGGTCGTCGAAATCTTCCTCGACGGCCCGCAGGCTGATATCCATCGAGGGCGGGTGGCAGTTTTCCACCACCTGAACCGTGTCGATGCGATAATACTGGCCGTCCTCGGTCCGGGCCACGTCCTGGCTGCTGATCTGCACCGGTGCGCGCGGCACCCGCACCACGCGGACGATCTCCGCGAGGTTCTGGCGGCTGAGATACAGCCGGTTGATGCCGAGCCGCTGCTCTTCGTAGCAGGCCGAGAGCTTCCTTTTCAGCTTGATTTTGGGTTGGTGGCCGACATCGGCGACGTCCTCGGTCGAAAAGACGGCCAGAACGCCTGCATTGAAGTTCTGCGAGATGTCATTCGTTGGTCTGGTCGGCATTTTGCGCGGCATAAGCGCTCACCCGCCTTTCGTTTTGCGCTGCCAAAATGAGATGACGGTAGTTGGTCTCGAAGATATCCGCCGCGCCGTCGCGGGCGTAGCGGACGTAATCCATGAGCAGGTCCCGGTGCAGACCGGGCGTGGTGTAGTCCTGTGGTTCGCCGATCTTGCCGTCCAGATAAGACATACCGCCCACGGTGAGGTTCCAGACCTTCGTGTCCACGGCGTCGTCATCCCATGTGATGTCGAGATAGTTTTTAACATCCGGGAGCAGCTTGGCCCGAATGCCATCCCATACGGTCGTCATAAGGTCAGGACTTGGTGACGGTGACGGTGTAGGCCTTGGTGGTCGTGCCGTCTTCCGCCGTCACGTTGATGGTTACAGTGTTGGAGCCTTCGGCCCAGGTGGCAGACTTGCCGTTCTCGATGATCTTGCTGCCGACCTTGACCTGAACGGTCGCACCGGCGTTTGCGGGGGTGGCAGTGATGACATTGGAGGCCGTATCGGTCGTTGCAGTGTAGCTGGCCGTGGTCGCGCTGAAGGCCGGGGTCAGGGTCAGGTTGCCCAGCTTCAGGGAGGCCAGGTTGGCGTCAGCGGACGGGGTAGGAGAGGTGACGGTCTCGACCTTGTAATTCAGCGGGCGCAGGCCAGAAATGTCGAGGTTCAGGAAAGCATTGTTGTCCACCGGGAAGCCGTTGGCATACAGCTTGATGAGGTAGACGCGCTCGTCTTCCAGGAAACGGTAGGAGTCGTCATACTCCAGCCGACCGCCCTTGTTCATGCCGACCGCTGCAAAGTACAGACGGCCCACGCCGAACACAGCCTGGCCGCGCGGCAGAGCGGAAACCGGGATGATGGTGGCAGGGTAGGGCAGGACGTTGTTGCGATAGGTGCCGTCCGGGGTGCGGATCGTGGTGGCGGGCATGACCTTCTCATAGTAGTCCTGCGGGTTGACCAGCAGAATGAGGTCATCCGGGTTGCGATCCTTGCCGTTCGGGGTGACGGCCAGCAGAGCGACCAGCTTGCCCATGGTGGTGGGCTCGAAATCCGAAACCTTGATCTTGGCTTTTTCGGGGTATGCGCCGCCGACAACGGAGGCGCTCTCGCTCACATCGCGGATCATGCCGATGGGCTTGTCGTTGCCGTCGCCCATCACGATGCCGTCTTCCAGGCCGTTGGCGATTGCTTCGGCCAGGATGGAGCGGATATAGCGGTCCAGCCATTCGGGGCCGAGGTCCAGCTGAGCCTTGCAGACCGGGATGAACGCAGAGAGCTTGTACAAGCCGACGTCAACTTCCTTGAAGCCGGAGGTCAGCTCCTCGATGATCTTTGCGCACAGCTTACCCCATGCGGCCTTGTGGCGGCCGTCGGTGTTCAGCATCATCCGGATGGCGCCGCCGGTCGGGGTGAACTGGATCTTGCTCAGCAGAGGATGGCTCTCGGTCAGGTCTTCCATGACGCGGGAGATAATGGTCTGCGGGAAAACGACACTCACGTTTTCGAGGGTCTGCTTCGGGTTCTCGCTGCGCATGGCGTCGCTGATCTTCTGGTAGTATTCCTTCTCTTCCGTGGTCAGCTGCCGGATGCCGCGCGCATACAGAGCAGAGTTGTCGAGTTCCTGCCTCAGACCGTTCAGCTTGGCCTCGTACTCCTCCGCGTTGATGTCGCCGATGGTCTGGCACATCTCCGAAAAGACGTCAGACAGTTCGTCGGGCTTATTGTCCTTGATGGCACCGGCCAGCTGCTGGCGCAGGTCAGACAGTTTCTGATTCTTCTGGTACATGTCTTTCAGATTCATGTTGATGTCTCCTTTTTGGTATTCAAAAAGGCGTGTCCAGTTTGGACACGCCTTTGCGGTTTGGTCAGAGCTTCGAAAACAAGCTCAGCAGGTTGTTCTGGGGTGGAGCGGGCGGTTCCTTGGGCGGCTTTTTGGGAGCCGGGGAGGGAACGGCCAGCGTTTGACGGATGAGCATGTCGTGCACACTCTGGGTGGCCTCGTCGCCGCGCGCACCCTTCTGGATGCTGGTGGCAAGGCCCATTTCCAGCACAGCTTCGGGGCTGTACCACGTTTTACTGTTGATGAGGTCCCGCGCCGCCTGCTCCTTCATGCCAGCATTGGTAAACGCACCCAGGCCGATCTCCGTCAGCTTGTCCAGCTCATCCGCAGCCTCGCGGAGGTCTTCGGAATATCCGTAGGTGCCGCCAATGACGGGGTGAAAATAAAACGCGCTCACATTGTTGGCGATGCGCTGCGTACCGGCCAGAAACGGGTAGATGGCCGCGCTGGCCACAAAGCCGTCGGCGTGGGTCGTGATCTGTGCGTTTTTGGCCCGAAGGGCGTTGTAGATCGCAAAGCCCTCCGAGACATCGCCGCCATAGCTGTCCACATGGACGTTGATTTCGGCAAGGTTCCCGGCCTTCTCCAGCTGGTTGGCCAGCCGGAAGGCGCTGATATCGCTCTGCTCCCATATGTATCTTGTAATATCGCCGTAAATATAGATGTTGGCTTCCTCGCCGCTCTGCTGCATATCAAAATACGGTTTAGGCACTGTTCTTGTCCTCCTTTTTGTTGGCTTCGGTCGCGGCATTGCGGGCAATGGCTTCGACCGTTGCAATGTTTTTGGTCATCCAATGGATGTTTGCCCAGTCCTCTGTAATGGTGGAATCTCCGACCTTTTCACGCAGCTCGTTGATGCTCCATGCCGCGCTTTCCACGATTTTTTCGATCTTGTCCGCATTGCTCAGGATGTCGAAATGCTGGATAGTCGAGGTATCAACGTTCACGCGGTCGCCGCTCTGCCAGACTCGGCGTCCATACAGCTTGCGGTTCAGCTCCTCGCTGATCTGTGCCGCCAGCGGGTCGATGCAGGTGGTGAGCCAATGCGTGACCACGTCGCTGATTCCGGCAACTTCGCCCTGCACCAGGACGGGTGGGATGCCGAACCCCCGCGCCGTGAAAGAAAAAATGTCGTCCACAAGCGCCCGGATGTCTCGCGTGTCGCCGGTCTTGCCTGATTCCGAGAACTGCTGGAAGTCGTAACCGTCAAATTCCGGCAGAATGCCAAAATCACTTTGCAGGAACGACTCGTACAGCTGATTCAACCGCTGCGCAAACAGCTCCTCAAAATTGTCCTGTCCGGAATTGACCTGCGAAATATGCACTTTCATGTGCTTGCCAGCATTCCAGCTGTGATTTTTCATGCTCGCTTCCAGCAGCTTGTTGTAACTGGTATAGAGCGCATCCACCACCGCTTTTGCATCGGCGCTGTTGAGCACAAGGTGGATAACTTCGCTTTCCTTCAGGTCGCGGGTGTACGGTTCATCGCCCACCTGAATCTGCCGGTAGATGTTTTCCGCTGTCGGAAAGTATTCCGGCTTCGTCCAGCTGTCTGCCACGACCAGATTCAGCATGCCGCCGCGCTGGGTGGCAAGGATCAGCGCCTCATTGTTTTTATAGAGCCGGTAGACGACCTTTTGCCAGAATGCCGTACTGTTTTCGTTGACGTTCGGTTCCACGTTGAGCATGTAATAGTAATCTTTTTTGACGGCCTGTCCGCGCTCGAACGTCTTGAACTCGCAGTTTGCAATCGCTTTTGCGATGAGGTTCACGCAGCAGTTGAACGCCAGATCCCGCAGGCGGTATTCCTCCCAACAAATCATCCAGTCGGAAAGGGAAGCTTTTACCGCCGAGGCGTTGATGGGTACATTGGTCTCATCCACATGCTGCGCGGGGAGCTTGAGCCCATCGGATTTCTGAAATCCGAAGAACTCTTTTACTTTTTCGGAAAATGACATGGTTTGAACTCCTTACCAGCATATTGCTCCGATTTTGGGGAGCTGAACTTGTCCGGTGCCCAGCTCGGTTTCGATGACCATGGAAGCTACCAAGGCCATGAAGGGGTCTGTTTTTCGGGATTTTGCCTCGATCTTCGCATATACGAAGTTTCCGGTATCCACGCCCTGACTGCGGCTGCTGCGCACACGTTTTGTGTTGTTGACTGCCCAGCGCAGCTGAGGCAAGTCCCCCCAGGTGAAAAGGCCTCGGTCGAAACAGTCCTGGATCACCGGGTCCACCTGCATGATGTCGCTGGGACGGATCAGCTTCACGCGGGTTTTGTCCTTTGCATCAAAGCCGATGCTCTGCAACGCTTCGGCCATCATGGTGTAGCGGAAGTTATCCAGCGCCAGTTTTTTGATGTTGTAGATACGCCCGGAATCCCGGATGTAATCCGTGAGCAGATACGGAGAAATGCTCACATCGTCCACATAGGTGCACACGCCCATGTCACACCACGTTTTCCACGGGGCCTTGATGCGGGTCAGTGTTTTGCTCTGTGCGCAGATCCAGGCGTGGTTAATATCGAAGCGCTTGTCACCGCGCCGGAAGTGGAGGTTGACCGCCGCCCAGTCGCTCAACTCGGCATAGTCGATACCCACCGTGCAGCTCCACCCGGCCAGGTCAGGCAGGGGGGTGTTGGTGGCCCTGACTTTTTCGTAGTCGGTGACGGCGATTTCTTTGGCCCCATCCCGGATGCCCATGCGTTTCGTGATGAAATCACCGTTCTGTTCCGGGCGCTCCCGCCAGTCGCGGTACTCGTCCCGGATCTCCTGCATCAGGTGGGGTAGGTAGGGAAGCGATGGGTTTGCCATGCACCAATTGTTTTCATCGTGCACTTGGTCTTTCGAGTCCAGGCAGCAGATGAACGGCAAAAAGCCCTCATCTGCCTCGCCCTCAAACAGGATCCTGCGGCCTCGTGCAAGATAGTCGTCCAGCGGGCCGTCGCTGACGTCGCCGTTGGACGTAAAAAAGCCCACGCGCGGCTCGGCAACCTTGCCCTGGCCGGTGACGAAGACTTTGATGTTGTCGTAATTCTGGTATTGGTGGACCTCGTTGAAGATGACCGCGCCGGAGCGCATACCGTCACGGCCCTTCGGGTTGTTGGTTCGGCCTTTGACCTCGCCCAGGTTTTTGCGGCCCCGAAGGATCTCTTTTGTGTGGTAGTAATATTTTGACAATTTGGCTTCCCAGGTCGGATTCTCCAGCGCTTCCACGATATCTTTGACGGGGGTGACGGCCTGTTCCTCGTTGTTGGCGCAGATGTCCACATTGTAATGCGGGACCGGGTTGTATGGGCTGATGAGCGCTGCCGAAGAAATGGCAATCACGCCGTCTTTGCCCGCACCACGGCCTACCATTGCAAACAGCGTTTTGAAGCGGGGGGTATTGTCTGCGCGGTAGGTGCACAACCACAGCCCCAGCGCAAAGGTCTGCCACGGAAAAAGTCTGTCATACGGAAAATACCGGGCGAGGCGGAAATATTTCCGCATTCGCTCGGTATCCACATGAACGTCTTCTGTTTCAAAAATGCGCCGCACAAGCGCAACAAGCGCATGCTGCTCCCGGCAGGCGCGAGGATTATCGGCCTCCACCTGCTCGATGTACTCCAAAATCTCCGGGGGAATGTTAGAGGTCATCGTCCTCACCGGCATTCGCCACCATAAATTTGAACTGCTGGATGACGCGCAGCAGGGTCGAAACGGTGGAGTTTGCCGCGCTGGCCGTCTGGTTATAGATTTGAATAGCAGGATTGGCGATTTCCATTTCGGCACCCTTTGGTGTGACTTTCGTGACGGTCAGGCCATTTTTGTTCATGTCCGTCTGCGCCTGCGTCAACAGATCCAGCTGGGTGACGTAGCGGTCGAGCGTCGAGCGGTACAAAAAGTTTGTATCGCAGTTCGCCGCTTTCGCCGCATCCTCGATTTCCTTCAATTCTTTTCTGTACTTTTTGCAAGCCTCAGTAAGAGAGAGCGGTTTTGCCGTTTTCACCATGGAATCATCCTTTCATCAAATTTTGTGCAACATCACAACAATTCCCGCGCGCACGTGCGCGCGAGAGAAAAGCTGGAAAGTCGAGGGACACCACGAGTAAGGCCCCGACCCGCTCACCCCGTTTTTTCGGGAGGGGGGTGTCCACGGTGGACACCGGGCAGGGGAGAAAGGCTCACACAGCCGGTCAGTCCCAGCGCTCGCGCGTCAACGGCGGAGCGCTTTTGCATCTGCGCATCCGCTCCGGATGGCAGACCGTCTCATGGCAGTCCTTGCATACACTGATAAGGTTGCGCTGCCGGTTGCCGTCTGCATCTGTATACCAGATATCCAGCGCCTTTTCCGGTGCATCCTTGACATGGTTGACATGATGGACCAGGTCGGCGCGCCGGTATCGCCCGCGCTGCTTGCAGATCTGGCACTCGTGCTTGTCCATGTCCAGCACCTCATGCGACAGCCGCACCCACTGCGAAGAGCAGTAGAACGAATGCACATTGCCGGATGCAATCAGACTCTTGAGCCAATTCAATAATCGTTCGGTCATATACTTTCCCTCAATGCGTCCGGCGAGGTTCGAACTCGCGCCCCACGGATTAAAGATCCGTTGCACTCCCAACTGAGTTACAGACACATAAAAATAAGCGGAACCTTGCATTCCACCGCATATCAATTTCGCCAGGAGGCTCAAGAGATAAGGTTCCGCTGCATCCAGAACTTTCGCGGCTGGATGCCCCGCTATACAATGCACCAGCGCCCATTTGCCTGCGCATTGTCTGGCATTCCCGGCAGGGATTAAACCTGCAACCTGCGGTTTTGGAGACCGATGCTCTACCAATTGAGCTACGGGAATTTATAAAATGCCGCTTGCAGGGTTTGAACCTGCAACCAAACGGTTATGAGCCGTCAGCTCTTCCGGTTGAGCTAAAGCGACATAAAAACGGCGGCTTTTTGCAGCTGCTTGAAAAGCCGCCGTAAATTTTTAAGTGATCTTGCACCCGATGGTATCAGCAGCAGGTGTTCGCCGAATAGCAGGTCGGTCGCGCCTTAGATACAGCCGGTTCCTCCGATCTCTGCCCTCGGCTCACGATGCCGCATCTTGTGACAGGTCTTCTTTACAAAGCGGCAGCGGGAATGCCGCCGCATCATTACGATTTTCTTGTTTTTTCGCATCCAGCACGTAGATTTCGTTCGGAAGAGGTTAGAAAGAATGCCGCCCAATGTTTTTATCACGTCAATCGTTTTGTAAATGGTTTCGATCAGGTTCTCCATAGCGTTCCCCATGATTGTGCAGCTCCTTTCGTTTTTGAAATGTGTCCACAGTGGACACCCCGCCGGGTGGATGTGATATCTTGTTCGTCATGCGCCGCTGGGTTTTGGAGCGGACGGCGCTGGTCCCATTGAGCGCGGTAAGGTTCGACCGCACTATGATTCCCGCCGGGAAGTCTGAATCCACAATGAGCGGCTGCTTGGGCTCTCACCCAATAACCGCATTTTGATTATAGCACATCAAAAACGGACATTCCGGACAAATCGGACATTCCGGACAAATCGGACATTCCGGACAAATCGGACATTCCGGACAAGGCGTTTGCGCTATAAAACGGCTATTCCTTTTTTTCAAAATCCTTGCATTTGATATTAGGATTATTCAAAAAATGTCCTCATTCACATTCTACCGTGTATGCCGAATCTTGGTAGTTGTACTTTTCTTTTTTGTGCACACAGTTTGTACACGACTGCTTTTTGCTATACAAAATGTCAGCAATTGCCGTTATAGAACATTTTCCGCTGTCGCTGTGCCACAATGCACAACTGCTGGTCTGGCAAGTTTTATATCCTGCCCTGCTGTAACTAAATGGACATTCTTTCATTTTTACCTCACATTCTGATTGATCCACCGTTCGACCCGACGCCGGATCGCTTCCGGGCCAATGTCCACGCCTTGCTCCATAAGCTCGACTGCCACAATCTGCGGCTTTTTGCCTTCCGTGCAGACTGCTGTGAGCAGCGCCCGCAGCTCGCAGTCATCGCAGCTCTCAATAAGGCTCAGACCATACATGTACTTTTTCCGCTGCTGGACGTTGGTCCACTTGAGCCGCTTGATCTCATCTTCCCGCCGGGTGAAGGAAATGTCCGTCCCGGTCACGGTCGCGTGACTCAGGATGCAGGCGTTCCCCTCACCGCTGGAAGACTTGACCACATCGGAAGCGCTCTGCGGGCCGTCGGCCTGGATTAATTCGAGCTGTTCAATGCGCCGCTGACGCTTTTCGATGTCGTAAGGGATAGCATACAGTTTCCGAAATTCTCGTGGCGTCAGCGGCTCCATTGTGGTTCCTCCTTGTTTATTTCAGCTCAAAATATTTCGTCAGAATATCCGTAATGCCAGAGTAGAAACTTATCCAGCCGCAGGTGGCGAAGCTGTTATCTTGCAGAATGATGGCGTAGTCATCACAGGTCTGTCCGGCATCCTCTCTGGTGGTGTCTATCCGCTTCCACAGCGTTGCCCCGCCGGGCAGAGGCTGCTTGTAATACGCAAGCCGGAAACGCACGTCCTCCCAAGCCAGCTCCCACGCTGCACTCGCACCCAGAGTTTTCTCCGCCAGCTTGCGCAGTGTGTCCTTCCCAAGGGATTCTGCGGATTTCTCTGGCATGCCATGGCTTTTGATGGGCTTTTCTGCAAATCCTTTTTCGACACAGAATTTTACAAACTTTGCCCATGTAAAGTAATAATCTCCATGTCCGCTCCACCAAAAACGAATCTTGCGGTTATCAAAGTCTACAAAACCTTTGTGTAAACTTCTTCCGCATTCTCCGCCTTTTGCGGTTACAAGAGCTTCAGCTGTAAAACTACGGGCTGATTTTACCCAATCAAGTTCGCACACTTCTTTTGCAGATTCGATTACCCATTCTGGGTACTCCTGCTCCTGTTTCGGTACCGTTACCGAAGACTCTGGTTTGCAGTCGAACACGACCGGCTTTTCGTACACCGGTTTATCTGCTTTCGGGGCTTTGGCTGCTTCCTGCTGCGCCATCCGCGCCGCAATGATCTCTTGTGCCCGCCGATATGCGCCCATCAGGGTGATTCCCCCGGACTGAAGCTCCCGCTTGGTATCATCGCCGCAGTTTTCCGAGATCGCGTTCAGCCGGGCCGCTGCACCAGTGCTCAAGCCCAAGATCCTGCACAGCTCATCACGGACCTTTCCGCTCAGCCCACCAAGGCTTTTTCGCCTCGTTAAAATCTCCTTGAGCGTCTCATACTGCGCCAACCGTTCACCGTCCGTCAGGTCGCGGGCGGTAGCGTTGGCCGTGATGAGCGCGATCTTCTCGTCATCGTCATACTTGAGCTTGAGGATGACGCAGGGGAGAGCCCCAAACCGTGTATCGCCCTCTTTGGCCAGCTCCTCGCAGGCGGTCAACCGCCGCTCTCCGCCGATCAGCTTGTAATTGCCACCATCCAGCTCCACCACTTCCAGCGGCTGGCGGATGCCGTTGGTCTTGATGTCCTCTTTGAGCCGTGACACGTCCCCGATGCGATAGATCTTTCGGTTGTCCGGGTTGATGATGATGTTTTTGCGGTCGATCATGACCACCTGCATCCCGGACCCCGCCGGGTCGTCCGGCTGAACGCTCAGAAGCCCGCTCAATAATCCAGTGCTCATTGCAGTTCCTCCAATTCATTGATAACTAGCCATTTTTTCACGCTTTCTTCATCAAATCCGAGATCGTCACCATACTTTTTGAACATCTCGCCTGAGTGCATAGCTGTTCCAACTGCATAGTTTACGCCATCAAACAAAAGCAAATCTTTGTCCATTGGGGCTTCTTCGCCTATCTCGTGAAATTTACAATTTGTGATTTCCGGTGCTTCTTTCATCAGCGAATCTGCAAGGCCTATCAGCATTTCGGCACACGCTTCTTTGATTGCGCCCTTTATAAAATCTTCTACCTTGTCGGACATCATGAGCTTTTCGGCGCCATCTTTGCAGTTCTGGCCGGCGACTTTCCAACTTTCTGCAACTTTTTCCGCATCAATCAGTCTCATATAGTTTTTCCTCTATCTTCTTCAGTCTGCGTCCAGACGCATTTTTCAGCAGGTTTCTGCATCTCAGCCATGATTTCCTTATGGTGCGCAGTGGTAATGTTGTTTGGGACAAAATACTTATTGACCATTTCAAACGGAAAGAGGTGATTTTTAATAATATCTTTGGCTTCTTCTCTCCCGCAATTAGCCCGCATTTCGATATAATCTTCATCGGTCATGTTGTAGTCGGTCACGCAATCAACAACAGTGGAAAATCGGCAAAGCAGACCGTTCGGCTGTCTGCAAATAAAAGACCCCATATCACTTTCCCTCCACGATCTCCATCACACGTACTGCAAGATTTTTGTACTGCTCGGCAGGCTTGCACTTGGGTGCGAACTTGTACAGCGGCTGATGTGCCGATTTTGCTTCCTTGACCCGGACGCTGTTGTTGATGCGCATCACGCTTCCGTCCTCGTTCCGGAAAGCCGGAATGTGGAGATTTGCGATCTGATTGACAGTCTGCATTGAGTACCGCCCCCGGTCATACTTGGTGGCCAGCACACCCATCACGGCAAGCTCGTGGTTGTATCCGTGCTGGATGTCCCGCACCTGATCCATGATCTCGGCCAGCCCATCCAGCGCCCACTCGTCGCAATCCACTGGGATGATGACGTAATCGGCAGCAACCAGAGCGTTAATGGTGGCCATGTCGATGTCGGGCGGGCAGTCGAAAATGCAGTAATCGTAATCGTTTCGCAGCGGTTCGAGGGCGTTCTTCAGCCGGTCGGCCTGCGGACGCCGGACGTCGAACATCACGTTTTTGTTGGCCAGCAGCATGCTCATGTTGCTGGGTGCAATGTCAACGCCGGCAAAATCGGTCTGCTGGATCACGTCGGGCAACTTGACTCTGAGCTCCAGAACGTCGCCCATCGTGTCTGCTGTTTCCGAAAACCACTTGAAAAATTTGCTCGTGTTGGCCTGCTTGTCCAGATCCATGACCAGCACCCGCCGGGAATGGATGCCCGCCAGGATGCAGGACAGGTTGCAGGCGGTGACGGACTTTCCGACGCCGCCCTTGAGATTGATGATCGCGATCTTAGCCATATTTCTCATTGTGGGTTCCTCCGTTTTGGTTCTATCCGCACTTCCGGGCGAGTGACCGCCGGTGTGCAGCGTTTTTCAAAAAATCGTTTCCGCCGGGTTCGGGCCGGTCCACTGTCTTTCTCAGCTTCGGTGCACCGCCCCAGCTCTTCGGGTGATCCAGGACGCTCCATCCAGCCTCGATGCTCTGCATGATGCTGGCGATCATGTACTCTGTGCGTTTTGTTGTTTTTGATTCATCCGCCAGCTGGGTGAGCTTGTCGCACACAGCTCGTGCAGCCTGGGCGTCCCATGCCTTGCCCCGCCGGGATGCCCGGTATGCGTCGAACCGGGTCAGAGCCTCCAGCAGAGGCTTGTCCGTTCCGGCATACTCCGCGAAAACATCCTTCGGGGTAGGTTCGCCCCCTTGTGCGCCTCGCGCGCACGAAGGAGTAGTATACCCAGTAGTATACCCAGTAGTATTACTGGGTGGCGTTTTGCCACTACCCCCCGTGGCGTTTTGCCACTGGTCCCCGTCGCATTTTGCCACTAGTGGCATTTTGCGACTAGTGGCGTTTTGCCACTGGTCAGGCGGGTGAGATTCCGCCGGATTTTCGGGTGCATCGTCCTTGCTTTCGACCGTCTTCTGGACCTCTTCGGGCACCTCGGCAACGTACCGGTTGACCATCTGACCGGCCACAAGTTCCTGCCGTTTTGTGAGGAGGCCTTTGCTTTCCAGCCGCTTGAGCACCCGGATTATTGTTGCACGGTCGGCTCCCAGCCACCGGGAAAGATAGCTGAAGCTTCCCTTGTACTCGCTCTCGCCATCCTGACTGAATCCATAGATCAGCGCGTAGGCCAGCAGCTCGTTGCCTTTGAGCTTGTACTTATCGACCATCCAGTCGAGGATCATAATATAGCTCTGTTTTTTGGTGGTGTTTTTCACAAGTTACCCCCCCCCCAAGAGGGTCAGAACGGCAGGTCATCATTGTCGTCGATCACAGCGAAATCGTCAGCAGAGCCCTGGGAATATGCCGGTGCGGGCTCTCGGTAGCCTTTGGGCGGTGCTTCGCCGCCGTCATCCACGGCCTGCCCGCCGGGCTTCTTGCTGGGCCCGGCAAAGCTGATATGGTTCGCCACGACCTCCACAGCCGTGCGCCTATTGCCCTGCTTGTCCTTGTAATTCCGGCTCTGCAATGCGCCATCCACGGCGATCATGCTGCCTTTCTGGAAATGCTTACAAACAAAATCAGCCGCCTGCCGCCAGACCACGATGTCGATAAAATCCGCCTGCCGTTCCTGCCCCTGGGAGGCAAAGTTCCGGTCGCAGGCGATACGGAAGCTGCACACGTTGGTGCCGTTGGCGGTGGTGCGCAGTTCAGGATCCGCGACGAGCCGCCCCATGATCGCTACAATGTTGAGCATTTTAGATAGTCCTTTCCGATTTCCGCCATCCAGCGGTCGTGCCCATAGAAGTCTTCAAAATCCTGCTGGGCCTGCTTTTTGAGGTCGAGCCGAAGATGGTGGTCAAAATGGGCACTGTACCCCGGCTCGTTGTGGTGCCGGTGGCACAGCCAGACCTTCAGGCCATACTTTTCGGCCATTGGCCGCAGCGGGCCGTTGAGTACATGATGCTCTTCCAGCATGTCCACAGTGGACACGTTGTACTTCGTCCGGCAGACATAGCACTCCCGCCGGGTCTGCATGATGCTATTTGCCATATCTCAACGCCTCAAAATTTATATACCGCCGACACTTAAAAAAATAATAATATACTTCTTCGTAGGGAATGTGATTTTGATTTGCAAGGATAGCTTTTTGGGTTGCAACCCGCTTGGGCAAGCCAAAATCGCCCATCAAAAGCTTGATTAAACGCTTTTTGGTCATCTCGGCCCCCCCTGCCATTCCTGCCAATATCGTGTCACATTCGGGTCGTTGACGCCCATCTCGGCCAGACGATCAAAAATGCCGTCGATAAAGGCCGTCATCTGAGCGGTGGAAAAGCTGCTGGAACCCATCGACGCCTTGACAGTGCAGCGGTCGTTGTCCAGCAGCTCTACCACGTATACCAGCCGGTATGCCTTGCGCAGGATTGGAACAGCGGCCACCGGAAGCTCCAAAAAATCATATTCGAGGCCGTATTCTTCGAGCATCTCGATATAGCAGGCTTCCGGTGTGGTGCCGCCCGCTTTCCCAGCGTTGTACGTGTTGGCCATAATGGTGAGCAGTGCCCACATCATGCGGTTCTGCTCCAGCGAGCGTTTTTTCCGCTGCCGCTCCACGGTGAGCGTCAACCGCAGCGGAGAGCCATGTGCCAGATCGTCCAGCTTTTGGCGGATCTGTGTTTTCACAAATTCCGCCGAGTTTTCCACAACGATCTGCTGCCGGGCTGGGTCATAGACGACCGGGAGGCTTCCTACAACGTCGCCTCGTCCCATAAGACTTTCTTCCCACTGGCCAGTGCAAACTGCACCATGTGGATGTGTCCGTCTTCAGCGCGGGCGAAACGGTCAACCGTGAGCTTTTCCGCCGCGCGCCATACGCCGTGCTGGTCCTTCACCACCGGGACCTGCTCGCTCTTCAGGGCGATGGGCTTCAGGTCCATCACGTCCTCTGCGACGCCGAACAGTGCCGCCGCGCGGAGAAAACTGGTGTTTTCCTGCATCCGGTCCACATCGGCGGAGGGCAGGCACATCGGCCCGGCGTCCTTCCGCACCGGAAGACCATTGGCAGGGGAGAGCACTTCGAGCTGGCATCTCCACCAATTTTTTGTGTAGTAGTACGAGTCGCCCCAGCCCAGCGGGCCGTATGCCTCGTTGAGGATGTCCCGCACGGCAGACTCCTTCGGGAGCACCACAACGCGGATTCCATCCTCGCAGGCAGCAATAATGCGCACCACGCACTCCTCTGGTTTGATCTCGCGGGTTTTCGGGCCCTTGACCGGAAAACTGATAGGCTCAGACAAAACCCCGCCAGAAACGCCCGCAGACGGCCCACGCCGCCGGGAGTTGGTTTTCGTTGGCATCTTGACCGTCCTTTCAGAGCATCACTTCGCCGACTGTGGGCTCGTGCACAACGTCCTCCGCGTCATCAGGGGCATCCGGGTTGTAAGAGTACACCAGCAGCCGGATGTCTTTCTCGACCAGAGAGCGACAGTAGGAGCAGGCGTCCCGCGTTTCCTGCACGGTGAGGATCGCCCGCGACTTGTCCAGCGGGCCGTTCAGCAGCATGTTGTACATGGCCCGGCCCATCTCCTTGGCGTCGCGGCTATACTCGCGCCGGAACGCGTGATGTTCGTTCGATTTGCATTTTTCACAGCTCATTTTCAATACCTCGTTTCTAAAAATATTTCGCGCTTTCGCGCTGGTAATGGCTTTTATTTACCCTCCTGCCATCATTGGAGTTGCAAAAATCAGCCGGAGCCGTAGCCGTCGCCGGAGCCGGAGCCGTAGCCGGAGCCGGAGCCGTAGCCGTAGCCGGAGCCGTCGCCGTAGCCGGAGCCGGAGCCGTCGCCGTAGCCGTCGCCGTAG